CATCATTCTTTTCAGCAGCCAACTTCTTGGCATATGGAAACAATCTCCAAGTTGTTCGTGCAGCTAATACTGGATCATTTAACGCAACATCAAATACATCAGAGCCACACCTAATTAACAACGAAGACGTTTATGATTCTGCATACATTGCAGCATCAGATACAGTATCTTTTGTTGCTCGTTACCCAGGTGCAAAAGGCAACTCATTGAAAATTTCTGTTTGTACAGCAGGTACAGCTAATGCTAACGCACAATTTGCTAACTGGACATACAAAGCTAACTTTAGTTCTGCTCCAACAACCAGTTCATATGCAACATCAGCAGGTGGTTCTAATGACCAGATGCACGTTATCATTGTAGATGAAGATGGCTTGTTTAGCAACGGTGCTAAAAATACTGTTCTTGAAGTTTACCCATTCTTGTCTAAAGCATCTGATGCAGTTGGTGATGATGGTTCTCCTTCATACTACCAAACAGTTATCCGCAATAAGTCGAAGTATGTGTATGCTTTGGGTCCAGTTGATGCGGCTAATACATCAGCAACATGGGGACAAACCGCTTCAGGTACAACTTTCGCAGGCGTAGAATCAGGTCAAACTGTTTCATTGGCTGGCGGTGCAACAGTTGCTGTTGCCGAGTCTGATATTGTAAATGCATGGGACCAATTCACCAACTCGGATGAAGTTGATGTTTCGTTGCTAGTTTCAGGTGATGCGAGCACAACAGTACAACAAACAGTTATCGATCTAGCACTTACACGCAAAGATTGCGTAGCATTTGTTTCTCCTCCATCAGCGAGTGTTTTGAACAATGCAGATCCTGCTACAGCAGTTAGCACATGGGCTTCTTCAACGATCAATCGTGCTACATCATATGCAGTTGCAGATTCTGGTTGGAAGTACCAATTCGACAAATACAACAACTTGTACCGTTGGGTACCATTGAACGGTGATATCGCTGGTCTATGTGTACGTACAGATGCTACACGTGACCCATGGTTCTCTCCAGCAGGTTACACACGCGGTGCTATCAAGAACGTTGTTAAGTTGGCATGGAACCCTAACCAAGCACAACGTGATAATATCTATTCTGTTGGTGTTAACCCAGTTGTTAGCTTCCCAGGTCAAGGTACTATCTTGTACGGCGATAAAACAATGTTATCACAACCTTCAGCGTTCGACCGTATCAACGTTCGTCGCCTGTTCATTGTTCTAGAAAAAGCTATTGCGACTGCTTCTAAGTATTCATTGTTCGAATTGAATGATGAATTCACACGCGCACAATTCCTTGCTCTAGTAGAACCATTCTTGCGTGACGTTAAAGGTCGTCGTGGTGTATATGACTACCGTGTTGTCTGTGATAACACAAACAATACACAGCAAGTTATTGACTCTAACCAATTCGTTGGTGATATCTACATCAAGCCAGCTCGTTCGATCAACTACATCCAGTTGAACTTCGTTGCTGTTAGAAGTGGTGTCAGCTTCAGCGAAATCGTTGGTGCGGTCTAATAAATAATAGAAATAGGAGAAAACAATGGCTTTCAATGTAACAGAGTTCAGAGCAAATCTCGTTGGAGATGGTGCTCGTCCAAACCTGTTTCAAGTCACAATGACTTTCCCGACCTATACTCAAGATGGCGTAGGTGCTGGTCAAGCACTTACCTTCTTGGCTAAAACTGCACAGTTACCAGGTTCAACCTTGGGCACTGTGCCTGTTTACTACTTTGGTCGTGAAATGAAATTTGTCGGAAACAGAAGCTTTGCAGACTGGTCAATCACTATCATCAACGATGAAAACTTTAAAGTTCGCAGAGCTTTCGAGTCATGGATGAATAGCATCAACTCTCATACCACAAACTTGAGAAACGGTGCAGCTACAACTCCAACATCATATTCAGTTGATGCTAAAGTTGACCAATATGATAAAGCAGGTAATGTTATTAAATCATACAAATTTGTTGGCGCATTCCCAGTTGATCTAAACCCAATTGATCTAGACTGGAGTTCTAACGATACTATTGAAGAATTCGGTGTCACTTTGGCTTACCAATACTGGGAATCCGACTCTACTACCTAATACAGAGGGGCTTTTGCCCCTCATTATGTTTTTTTGAATAATAGGAAAAATCAATGGCTTTATCGCTTTTCGGCTTTCAAATATCTCGTGGTAAAACTGATGCAGCGCAACAGAACGAGAAGACTTTCACACCGCCCTCAAATGAGGACGGTGCGTTAACCATTTCCTCAGCGGCATATTATGGTACATATGTTGACTTAGACGGAACAGCTAAAAACGAGGTTGAGTTAATTTCGCGTTATCGTGAAATGGCTATGCAACCAGAAATTGAGTCTGCAATTGATGATATCGTCAATGAGGCTATCGTACAGAATGATGATGGTAAATCAGTTCGCATCATTATGGATGACCTGAAGCAACCAGAAAGAATTAAAAAAGCAATCGAAGAAGAATTCTCAAACGTTCTACGATTACTTAACTATACAAAAATGGGAACGGATACATTCCGCCGTTTCTATATTGATGGTAGATTATTCTACCACATTATCATTGATGAAAAGAATCCTAATGCAGGCATTCAGTCATTAAGATATATTGACCCACGTAAGATTCGCAAGATCCGTGAAGTCAAGAAAGACAAAGACGGTACAACAAACACCGATATCGTCACAACAGTAAATGAATACTACATCTATAACGATAAAGTAGTATCAGGCACTTCTTCAAACTATGGTCCAGTTGGTACACGCATTGCTAAAGATGCAATCATCAACGTTAATTCAGGACTAATGGACTCTCGCCGTGCAGTAGTCTTATCGTACTTACATAAAGCTATCAAGCCTTTAAACCAGTTGCGAATGATTGAAGATGCGACCGTTATCTATCGTATCTCACGCGCACCAGAACGTAGAATTTTCTACATCGATGTGGGTAACTTACCTAAACTAAAAGCAGAACAATATCTACGCGATATTATGGTCAAGTACAAGAACAAACTTGTATATGATGCTGCTACAGGTGAAGTTCGTGATGACCGTAAGTTCTTGTCCATGATGGAAGACTTCTGGTTACCACGTAGAGAAGGTGGCAAAGGTACAGAAATCACAACATTGCCAGGTGGTCAAAACCTTGGTGAACTCGAAGACGTTAAGTACTTTGAGAAGAAGCTATATAAGTCATTGAATGTCCCAGCATCACGTTTGAATCCAGAAAGCTCAGGCTTCTCGATGGGTCGTGTTGGTGAAATTTCTCGTGACGAAGTTAAGTTCGGTAAGTTTGTGGATCGCCAACGTCAGAAGTTCTCTGAGCTTTTCGACCAAGCTCTCCGTGTACAGTGTGTATTTAAAGGCATTTGTACCGCTGACGAATTCGATGAATTTAGAGAATCTATCTATTACGACTTCTTGAAAGATAATAATTTTGCTGAACTAAAAGAAGCAGAATTGAACCGTGAACGCTTGTCCTTATTGGCATCAGTTGACCCATACGTTGGTCGCTACTACTCTATGCAGTGGATCCAACAGAACGTATTGCGTCTGACAGATGACGAGATCAAGGCAATGCAGAAGCAGATTGAGAAAGAGAAGAAAGAAGGTCTCATCCTTGACCCAATGCAGATTGCACAACAAGCGCAAACTGATATGGCTACAGGTGGTGACGGTGGTACTGGAGGTGCTCCTACACCGCCACCTAAACCAAAGACCAACGAAAGTGTGCAAGATGATTATTCCCCTACTCTGAAAATGATTAGTAGGGTATTATAAATATTTTATGTTATTTGGAGAAACTATGTCTAAAGAAGATATTAACGCAATTGTAGATAACGCACTGGAAGATAATCCAGCAGGTATGCGTGACGCATTCTATGATGCAATCAATGATAAGATTTTCGCAGCTATCGAGCAACGTAAAATTGCAGTAGCAGCAAATATGGTTAACGCCCACAACCAACAAGCAGCAGACAATGCTGAAGTAGCCAACGCATAATGAAAAGCCTAAAAGATTTTCTGACGGAAAAAGCACAGTGTCAAGAAGACGCGGTTGTACCTACGCCAGAAGAACTTGCCTTGATGGCAACAGCCACACCACTTAAAGAGGGTATGACTGGGTATGCACATGAAGATATTGATCCACCTACAGTTCTAGTAATGCATAGAAAAGCAATACGTCAATTAGCTGAAGGTCAACGAGTAGGAATCTACTACGTGGATAAGATCAATAAATATGTTACCGTTCCTTATGATGCAGTGATTCCGGTTGCTGAAGAAACCGTAATCGATCAATTGAAGAAGGCTGCTGATACTAAAAAGAATATCATGGTGGAACATTATGACGGAACAAGTTCAGAAGTTACACCAGCTATGGCTAGACGAATGATCGATTTATACAAAAAAATTAACGAAGCTAATAAGGCCAAGATGTTAGAAATGCTCGAAGCCTCTGCTAAACATTTTCAAACTATTGCTAAGTTTTCTAAGGAATAAAAATGGCAGGAAACATATTTTCATATCAAGTATTA